TGTATAAATCAGAATGATTAGGTGAGTTTCTATGTTGACCTTTCTTACGTGGTTTTCTTTTATTTTCTCCTACAACACTATAGCCTATAATTGCCATTGCTACATCTCTCGTAGAATCTCCTCTGAATTGTTTCTTGACTTTCTTATAATATTTCTTAATCATAGAAGAGGCTTTCTTAGCAGATTTTGTATATTTTGTAAGAAAATCGTGTAGAACTTTAATCTCGTCTTTGTTTTCATTCTTTATACAATTAGGATATGTTTTACCAAATAACTTTTTAGTCTTACGTGTTGGATGTATCTTATATCCTTTCCAACATTTTTCACATAGACATTTATGAGGATTACTTTCTTTAAATTCTTTTATCTTTTCTTCAGCAGTTTTTAATATACGAAAGGTAGTTACTTTTCTACCATTGATGGTTGGCATACCATGTGAATCTTTTCCAATGTCTTTTACGACTAATTTTTTATTCTTAAATCTACCGACAAGAATAGTGTCGCCAACTTCAACATCAAGTACTATTTTTTCCTCTATCTTCATAACTATAATTATGAGTTAACGTCAAAACGTACAACAATTCCGAGTGCTAATTCATCATCGTTCTTAATTGGGTTAGCTAATTTACCTACAGCCAAGAGCTGATTTTGGTCGTTATAAAGTCCAATTTGTGTTATGTACGGTGCGAACGTAGAGTGCGTTACAAAAGATGCTATCTTATCAGTTGCACCATATGCTCTTTCACCATATGAACTCGCACTAAAACTATTTAAATGATGAGTTGGTGCATTACCAGGAGGAAAGAATTTGTATGCTGAACCACTTTCAGGTACTTCTATAGAACCACTTCTTTCAAACGTTGTAGTTATGTTAGTTGATTTATTGAATTTAAACTCAGGTATATCACATACGTATTCATACTCTACATTTTTTACAGAAGATTTAAAGTTTATTTCCCAACCATCAGTACCTGTACCTGCTCCTACACCACTATATAAACTTCCTGTATCTGTAATAGTTATTATACCATCAGCATAAAAAACATTACCTACAACACCGCCTAACTTTTGCGGACCACCTGAACCTGTATCTTGTAGTTTAGTAGAATCGTATGAAGAAGATTGATACGCCGCAAAAGAAGCAGAATAGTTATTATCGTATAAATTACCAAATCCATCATCTTTCAAAGTTAAACTTATGTGTCCTGGACTATTATCAGTTAACTCAACACTACCTGGTTTTATTTTTTCACCATAAAATGTAGAAGGTATAGATATAACATTAACTTGTCCGTGTAGGTCTAATTTTGTATAGACATTAGAACCACCAAAATTATTAAAAGGTCCTGGCGTTCTATCTGAAAACGAATTGTAGTATCTGTTTCTTGCCCAAAAATATGTAGGTTTTTTAAAAAAACTATACGAAGAATTAGACGAAGATACAAAAGTTATAGCATCACTTTGACTTACGTAATTATATAAAGAAGATGATACCGCTTGATATGAATATACTCCAAACGAGCCTGTGTCATTACTCGTAAACGAAAATGATTTGTGACTCGTAAATGGAGTTATTGTTACGTCTTCAGGAGGTATTCTACGAAACACCTTAGTTCCTCCTTATTAGAAATCGAGTTTTACTTTTACGATAGCTTCTCTTGCAAAAGACTTCAATAAAGGTTTACTCAGTTTAGCTACTGCTAATAATTCATTAGCATCATTATACAGACCAACTTGTGTAATGTAAGACTTAGGATTCTTAAAAAATGTTGGTTGTGTAAATGAACCATCAGAAGCAGTAAAGTAAGTTGGGTTACTTGAAAAGTTAAACTTCTTATTACCTACTCTACAAAAATAATGTGTAGAACTAATTACTTCTTCTCTACGTGCTTGAAAGTAACTTGAACCTTTAATAGCTTTGAATAATTTTTCAGAGTTGTAATTGTTAGTGTTACTTCCGGATGCTATAGCAAGAGTAGAAGACGAAACAGCTAAAGCGTGAGGATTAAGTACTATCATTCCTAAATCAGGATAGAACAATCCATATGAGCCATTTACGGTTTGTTCTGCAGCTGTTTTCTTTATTGCTGCACTACCACCAGCTATCGAACCTGATACAACATTAAAAACTCTACCACCTTGATTAACGGTTGGATTAGTAGTCGCACCCGAATCATCAATTAATTTAATATCATACTTTGAGCCTGAGATTTTTAATTCCCAATTACCTGGGTCCATTTTCTCACGAAGTCTTGCTCTTTGTAAAGCAATCACATAAACGTGATTTAAAACTTTACCTGAAGCCATTGTGAATTTATCTTCACCAGGTCCTAAAAGTATATTTGAGAATTGACCATATAAACCTGCAGTAGCTCTTTTTCCTACAGCACCTCTGTTTCCTAAAGAACCACTACCGTTGTAATGAGCATAAGCAACACTAAATTGTATTTCAGCAGTAGAATCTGCATCAGGGTCTGCTTTATACACATCTAAATAGTAATCACCTGTAGAACCTGATTGTGTTGATGAAGTAAAAAATGTAGTTAGAGTACCTGTACCACCACTCCACATACCGGAAGATATAACATCTCTGAGACCTGAAATCACATCAGGATTTTCAGGATTTTCAGCTTCTGTTTGAAATCGTTGATAAATTGCCATTAGTTATCTCCTCCTATATTAACCGAATGAAGCACCGAAGTTCGCACCAAATGTTCTGTTACGTCTTACGGTTAGATTTATTGTTGTTGTAGCTGCTGTTTCATTACCTACAATAGTTATTTGAGTAGTTTGTGTTCTTGTTAATCTCTTAGGTCTAATCTCAACACTCTTACCTACTACAGAGATGCTATTTGGCAAATCGTCTTCATCTAAGAAGAATGGTACCGTTGTACCACCTGCTGTGACTTGCGCACCTGCTCTAACTCTAAGTCTTGCTACAGATTGATTGTGAAGAATAAAAGTGTAGCCTAATGTGTCGTCTGAACCATTCTGTGTACTTGGATTAATGATACTAACAGAATTTAATCTTCTTAAATTAATAGCACTTTGTGCGACTTCAAGTATCGGCATTGCTTGAGTTGATTTAGGTAGAGTTACTAACTTATATCGCATAACGTGATTTTCATCAGGAAATGCTTCGAGTAACGGCATACTTTCAATTACCGTACCATAGTAATCACTACCATTTGGATGTGTTACATCCCACAAACGATAATCGACTTCATCGTCTGCTAATGCAAATTTTGTTATGTTGAACTGATTCTCACCTTTGGCTAAAAGTTCTCTGCCTTTCTTTGTGAGTACAGCATCAACGGTTACATTTGTGTTATTTAAAAATCCCATATTAGACTCCTATTAGATAAATAGACTATTCTTCTATATTAAATATTATGTTATCAAGTTTTTATTCATTATTCGATGTCAAGTTTCGAATCTCCTGGTTCTTTTGTTACGATTCTTGTTGGTGAAGTTAATGTTACTTCAACAGGCTCAAGTCCATCTTGAGTTGTAAGTTTTGTATTTTGTATACCTTCAAAAAATAATCTTCTCATAGCAGTAGACGAATCTGACGGAACATTTACTTCTGCAGGTTCATAAGAGAAACTTGATGGCATATCTAAAGATGCGCTAAGATTACTGCTGTAATATAATTTTATTCTTCCTTTCAAAGGATTTAACCTTGAACTTGATATCTGTGGTTGTAAAGGACTTTGGTCTTTAAACGAATCACCGAATGTTACAGATGCACTTGCATAAATATCTCCTGGTGTTCCTTGTCTTTCAAGTATACTATGTTCAAAGTTTTCTAATCTACTTTGTGAAATTACTGCTTCAAAATATCTGTTTTCACCTCTTATTCTTACTGCACTTTCACTTGGGTTGTGATAGTTGTAGTAATTAATAGATTTATTAATACTATCGAAGTGAGTATCAGTAGATGGAGAATAAGGTTGTCCATATGCTCCATCCCAAGATGAAGAAGGAACTGCATATGATTCTGTCATATGAATAGTTTCTTCGTAATATGTATTTTCAAAACTTGGTGCTTTACCAACTACTTCTCTTGCTCTTTCAAGTATGTTAGGTTCTATCAATATTCCAAGTCTTGCATTAGCTCTTGCGGGAACTAATTTCTTTAGTTGTGGAAAAATACTTTGGTCATATGTTTTTAATAATTTTAAATACTGCCAAAAACTAAATGGTGCATTATATTTCAACCAATACTTATCTTGAGCCGCATCAAGACCACGATATGTTTCTTCGTATCTATCACGTGGGTCACCGAGATAATTACCAAAATCTATATTAGCTAATGATTCTATTATATCTTGATTTATAGCATCTGATGGTGAAAAGTAAATACCTACCTTGTTACTATCGTTTGGTGCGAAGTCATATCTACCTCTACCAATCGGAACTTCAGATTGTAATTCACGATACTCTCCATCACTACCACTTATAAATTTAAACTCAGGTCTAATAACATTGTTTTCTATTCTAAGTTTATTACTACTAACTTTAGTAGGTCCTAAGTTTGGCACTTTAGTTTTTGTTCTATCTACTACAGGTTCGAAAGTATTTTCTGTAAACCCTACTGCAGTAGCATCTTGTGTTTCAGTTGTTTTAGCAGATACATCTCTTATTGTAGTATCTGAACTTAAATCTTTGTCATCATCAAAAGAATATCGTGAAACAATGTGTTCATAAGAAGAAGAAATACTATTACCATCATATGCTTTTGGATTGTTAGCGTGATTATCAAAAGAACCTGTATTCAATACTTCTGTCCATACACGAAACTCCATTAATGAGCCTGAAAATCTTTGTACAGGATTTCCTCTAAAATTCAATGAGCCTGTTTGTGCACCTGAGAAAGTAGATGCTCCTCCTATACTAAAAGTACCAAAAGTATCCCAAGCTTGATTATAAGATTGTGATGTTGCGTTTGAACCACTTATTAATAAAGAAGTAGATGAAACATATTGAAATCTATCTATACCTGCATCGTACTTTTTAACTACTAAATTATATTCTAAGTCGGCATCTATAGAAGCACTATGTACGGTTCTACGAACCATTGCACTATAAAACTCATTATCATATATAGGCATTTCAGAAGAAGAAACTGCTTTGTATCTATTAGCACCTGAACCTGATAAAAAGAATACTAACGAACCGATATTATCTGCACTACCGTTATCTTTCATTATAACACCCATATCTTTATTTTCAGAGTGCCATATGAATTGGTCTCGACTTGCAGGTGCTTTGAATCTCCATTCTACCGTATCAGGAAATCCTGGTGTGTCACCTGCTACAGAAGCAGATGCTATTTGCCACGTAAAATCAACTTTTTGACTTCCTTGAAATCCAAGAGCTTTTGTAAATTTTCTATTTACTTCAAAGTTTACTGAACTTGGTGTATCAGGTCCTCCATATTCTTTCACTCTTAATATCGAACTTGGTATACCATAACAATTAATTAAACCTTTTAATGCTCTTACGGTTCCTTTATTTTTCAAGAAGTATGGCATATTTGAAACTATACGTGACCAAATCTCTCTTGATATATCTTGTTCAGTTCTTTCTATTTCTTCAAATGTTCCTGCAGAACCACTCGCACGCTGACCTAATGCAAAATTAGGTAAGTCTATTAAATCTTTACCATCACCCAAACTCCATCCAAGACTTTTAGCTACAGAGTAGTATAATTGTTTAGCAAGACCTTGAGTCACACTTGACCGCCTATCATTTATCATACCCATTTGAGAAGTAAATAACCAAACTTTATCAAACATCTGACCCATCATTTTTATAAAATCTAAGTATGCTTGATTTTCAGTAGTGTTTACAAACTCAGGTATATTGTTTATAAGATTATTTCCATTTCTACTATCATATTCAGATGCACTTACTATTTGATTATTGAACCAAGCAATTGCTTGTGATGAGGTAGTATGAGCAAGAACATATGGACTATTCATAGTACCTGTTCCACTTGTCTTTGGCCAAGCATTATCATAAAATTGACCCATAGAAGAACTAACATAAGAACTTGATTGAAAGTACATATAGTTTTCAAATCCATCAAATCCGTTCTTTACTTCTCGTATTCTTCTATGCCATTTATCTACATCTTTTTTTCCGGTACCATAGTTAGCCATAGTTAGTGCTGCGTTACTCGCAGAACTTTGAGTATAACTTTCTATAAGTTGTAGTTTATATTTAAAATTTTCAATTCGTTTTTTAGCTGAAGAGAAATGTACAAACTCTCTAAATCCTTTTTCGTGTGGAACATTTAATTCAACTTCTTCTGTAGAACCTGATAAAAACATATCTTGTAGTTTTTCTTTTATATCTTTATTTGAAGTTAAAAGAGAATTTTCAGTATGAAATGTAGTAGGTCTTGCTCTCACAGGAGAATCTGAGTCTTCGAGTTTAGGACTTAATAAAACGGTCCCTTTTACATCTTGAGGAACATAATCAATAATATCTATGCTATCTTCATACGGTAATGCCATTTCTTTTACTATGCTAACAGAATCAAATTTAGAAACAACAGGTTTTAATGGAGTATATAATTTATAGTCTACAGCGTGTGGATAGTTAGGTTCTGATTCACGATTTAATTTAAAATTAGTAGTTAAATATTTTTCTCCACGAACTTCTATGTATGTTCTTAATTCTTCATTATCGTTAACACGATATCTTATTTCAAAGTTTTTAAATGCACGTGTTACATCTACAGGTTGACCATTTCTTGTTCTGTTAGTTCTACCTGTATTAGCAGGTACTTGTATAGCCCCTAACTCTTCACCTACTTCATCAAAACTTCTGTCAAGTTTAATTAAATCATTACCTTCAACGTTTTTTACTTTACCTATATAATCTGCATAAATATTTTGGTTTGTAGTTTCTCCTGGCTTTTGAAATCTTAAATCAAAATCATCAACCCATACAATACCTTGAGTAGATTCTCCTGTTGTGCCTCCTAAAATATGACCTTCTACTATTAACTCCATTGGTTCATTTGTTAATATATCATTAGGTATAACTGCAGTACCTTCTATCAGTTCCCAATCATTTACTAAAGTACTTGTTTGACCACTTAATGGAACGAGTTTATAATCTATAGCCGCAGGAGTTTCACCTTGATATTCCCAAATTGCATCAATACCATTCCACTTCCAAAAACCATTTGGTGATAATGTACCATTTTTTAATGGGTCATTACTAACTGAAAAATCACAATTACCACCGTTGATATTTGGTATTCTTAATCTTTTTCTTATTTCAAGAGTCGGTGCATTTATTTTATTTAAAAGAGTAGACTTTCTTTGTTCAAGAAATGTCCTATCATTATTGGGCAATCTTTCTTCTGCGTCTTCTGCTACTATTTTAATTAAATCAGTTCCAAACTCAATAGTTGCTCCTATAGATGCTTCTTCTATTGAAGTTTTTAATTCTGCTACAGGATTTGTACCTGCGTCGTCACCTTGAGATACTTCACCATAATTGTTTGCAAAAGGATTAGCACACCCATATTGTACATATAAATCTTTTTCACCAACACCAGGATAAACTTCTGATATAGGTTTTGGATAACCTGGTAGTGCATCTGCTTTCGCATCTAATTCTGTAGCATAAACTTGGTCTCCTGAAATACCAACATATTTTTCCGCACCGTCATTACCAAAAAGAGCTTGAAAGGAACCAAGACTCTGACCAATCCAATATTCAAAAAAGTCATCATTATTTTTAAATGCATCTATAATACGTTCACCAACTGCAGTTTTTGTTCTTGCGGGAGTACCTGTATTACCTAATAACCAAAATCTTGGTTCGTCTTTATTGCCTCTGTCTTCAAATACTGCGTGATTTAATTCATCTAAAGTACCTAAATCTCTTTGACCAACATTAATTTCTCCACCATTACCATCTTCTCTTGTGTAGAAATCAATACCAATGATTTGAGGACCAGGACCGTCATCTGTTCTATATTCTACTACTATACCTTGTGCTTGGTCATCTGATACACTTTTTTCACCTGTTAAATAATCTCTGTAGTCTTGGTTGAAAGAAATGAACATTATAAGACCTTTTCTTCTATTCTTATAACCGTCACCATACCTGTGATATTCTGATATGTCTTTTATTCTTCCTAATTTTGTCATCAACGCTAATAGACCTGGAGAATCTAAATCTGTATCCATTGTTGGTAGATTATTTGCGTTTGGCTTTACTATAATATTAGAAGAGCCTAATGTATAGTTATCTTTTTGTTTAGCTAAACCAAATAATGTAGCTATTCCGAATCGATAATTTACAGCATTTTCAGAACCACCAAATCGTGATTGCCAAATGTGATAATCTTGTAATGTTTCATCATACTTAAAAAAGAACTCAGAATTAGTTCCTGAAAAAGACTGCCAAGGTTCAAAAGTATCCATGTTTTCTTTATGTCTACATTTAAATACTACGTCAAAATCACCGGTTGATGGTAAAATAGATTGTTCAAATACACAACTTCCATCATCTGTAGCAGCATACGATTGATAGTTCAACGCAGACGGGTCTGTACACCCAGGTATTTCTGCAGGTGTTTCCGGTAACCAAGTAGTTCCTTTCCATATCCAATTTCTTGAAGTACCATCAGTTCCTTCCGTCTGAGTCATAGCACCAACTTTTCTTATACCAAGAACTCCTTGAGTAGAACCATCATCAGTATTATATTGTGAATAGTTAGGCTCCCAAACATATAATCCGTTTTGGATAGAAGAAACAAACCATTGTTTACCAGGTGATAATAAGCCTTCACCTTGATTTTCTTGTAATTCACCTGATGGTCTTGCTTCTCCTGGTTCTGCTAAATAACCTGAAGGTAAAGTATCCGGAGGTTCTCCAATATCTGCTCCAGGTATATGAAATCCTGCGGGAGGTTCTGTTGGTCTTGGTTCACCAACACCAAATCCTGAACCATACTTAATACTAATAGTAGCACCTTTATTTGTATCTGATGATTTTTGAAAATAAGTTATGTAAAAATTATCTTGTCCTGGTGTAACACCATAGTTAGAAATAGCAGGTAATTGTGATGTTATAACTAATGGTCTGTGTACACCTTCTTGACCTGGCCAAGCTGTGTCGTTTCTATAGATAGCATTTCTATCAATAAACTTAATACAAGTTCCACCGTTACGACCTTCACCTTGTACCCACTTTGCGTGATAACCAATTGGACCTGTACCATAAAATCCTTGTTGAGGATTATTAAAAGCTAATATACCATCAGACCACGCTTCTACTTTTATAGCATCTGTATGTAATTCTTCGTCTTGTGTACCAATTGGTTTTTGAGGAGATAAATCATCAGCAAATAATATTGTTTCACCACTCGGATTATTTAAAATATTTCTTTCAGTAACGACAATCTGTTCTGTTTCTCCTACTACATATGCGTCTTTTATTCTAATTGTACCATCTATCATAACATCTTTAAAACTAAACCCTGCACCATTTTCTAATAATAAGTGTGTTGCACTTGTATCACTATCAGATGGTGGTCCTGAGTGAGCACCAAATCCTGGCGGAAAAGAACCTGCGTCTACAGATGGATTGAATGGATTAAAAAATCTTACTTGTGGTTCTGTATTAGTTCTAAATCTATAATCATTATCTGATATAAAAGTTTTAAAAGCAAATCCTCTATCATATAAATCTTCTTTGTAAACTTCATCATTTATTTTCTTTGCACGTATTCTAATTTCTTTTCTTGATGGACTTATTTCAAGAACTTCATAATTCATCTTTTCCGGCTTTACTTGAAATGCAACTTCTTCACCACTTTCTTCAAACTGAGCAGGAGTTCCTGCGTGATAATCACCATTAGGTCTTACAAAGAAAGGACCATCATATATGTCACCGTAGTTTTGCTCTTTAGTATTAATCAATACAACATCATCACTACCTGCTAATCTTCTGTAGAACTCATATCTAAAAGTAAATCTACCTGAAGCAAAACCCATCTCTCTAATATCAATACCAGGTTTAACTACTATTTGACTATCTATTATATTTGGTTCTACTTCTTTAGAAGTTATAATACGACCTGTAGTAGGTTCTATTATAGACAATTTTATAAAATCGTTTTCTTCTCCATTACCAAAAGGTCCGCCTTCAAACCTACGAGTACCAGGAATAAAATTTCCTCCTGTCTTCAATAATTGTTTATCTCTATTTGATAACTTACTTGCCATTATATTAACTCTGTAAAATTTCTATTTAAAACTTCGTCAAGTTCATCGCCACGTTTATATTTTGGTTGTTTTCTATCTATTTTTACCCAAGAAGTAGGGTCATCTAAAGCTGTTCCTGTTTCAGGATTTTCATAACTTAAAATAGGACCATTAATACCTTGTCTCAATAATTGATTGTTATTTTCCATAGAAGAAGATACAGAAAATTCAGCAATAGCTCTTGCTCTTTCTTCTTCATATTCACGAGAAGCTTCGAGTTTTAGACTTTGGAAGTACTCGTTATTTTCAAGTTGTTCTTTTGTGTAAGGCATTATTTTATAAAGAATGTAAAATTATTGTCTATAACTTCGGTATCTGTACCCGAACTTCCTACATACGAACCACTAATAACTTTTATTAGTAGTTTATACTCTCTTTGTGTTTGTAATCCACTTGTATTTAAATCAATGTAATTACCACGTGAATCACACGAAAGTCTTGAACCTGTACCATAAGGTACAATAACATCTTCTGTATAATTATCAATTATACTATATTCAGAACCTGATGGTAGATATTTTACTGAAGTATAAGCAGATGCAGAAGGTGCATTACTTAAAACAGGAAAGTTAGGTCTTCCAACAATTCTGAGTTTACTATCAAAATTTGTAGTATATTTTGATTTTAAATTTGGACTATAAATTTGTAAGTCTTCTATTTCTCTTGCATCTAACGCACTCAAGCTACCTGTTGACCAAACAGAAGAATCCCAAACTGCTTCTAATCTTGGAGAGTAAATTGTGTGTGTATCTCTTGAGAAAAACTTAAAGTTTCCTAATTGTGTACTTGAACCTTCATCTAAATCTACATCGTCATTTCCAATAGACCCTGAACGTTTTACCATAAATCCATTATTAGAAATAGTACCATCTAACCACTTATTAACAATATCAGTAACATCCATTCTCATATCAAGTTCTGTATCTGTATGTACAAAACTTTGAGATGCTTCATATTGTGAGCCACTATGCCAAGTACCGCCTGTATCTTTTACACTACCTAACCAAAATGTTTCTTCGTTTTGTCCTGTTCGATAAGCCCAACTAACTCCTTCAGTTGTGGCAGGACTATATGCTTTTTTACCTCTACCCATCACCCAACTCTGACTAACAGGATACGCATAAAGTGTTTGACTTGTAGTTAGTGCTTCTGAACCCGCATCGTATAAATTCAAATAATATTTAGCACTCGCACTTGCTCCAGCATCAGAAACACTTGAACTCATTGCGGCTAAATCAAATTTTACTAATGCTCGTGAAACGTTAACACTAATACCAGCATCATCAACATCTTTTCTTATTTCAAGTACTTCGTCTAAACCAAAGTTTCTTGATTCAGACGCTTCATATAAAACCGTATCTTCTGTTGCATATGTAAATAAGTGCATATCTTACTCCTAATATCCTGCGCCTGTTGAAGAGTCGCCTACACAATTACCTTGTATATCTTGTGAAGGAAATTTCAATTCAAATATACTTGGGTCAAGTGAAGGATAAATAACTCCATCTTTTGTCGCAGAATCTAAATCATAAATATTACCGGAATAACCTGAACCTTTTTCATAGTTGTTGTAAAAAATTAATTGTGTTTTTTCAGGATTGTCATCTACAGGAGGTACTACAGATGCGACACCATCAACTATTGCTAAGTCTTGAACTAAGTCTTGAGTTACAATTGGTTGATTTATTTGCCACTTATCAGGTGCGAAAAAATCTTTTATAGTGTTTATACATCTAAGAAGTACTTCTTGTTTATTGTAACCAACTCTTGCAATTATACTGAATCTAACTCCGATGTTTATTATATAAGCATCTTTTATATTTACAGCATCTGTAACAGGTCTGTATTGACTTAAATAAGTTGCTAAATTTCTCTTGACTACTTCATTTAACATAGTTAATTTCTTAGACGGAGAATATCCTAAAACATACATATTTAAAGCTAAAGGATTTGCTACTCTTGTATTAGCTGTAGGTTGTTTTTTTCCTGCTTTACCTAAAGTCTGAGGGTCTAAATCTTTACCTGCTTGTAATTGCTCATCTTGAACAATATAAACTTTTGCCACACTTCCAAATCTTGAAGGCATAGTATAAACTCTCATCATATAATCTTCTTTAGTTACGGTTCTACCTTGTGCTTGAAAATAAGCAAGTGCATTTTGTTTTACTTCAAGAACACTTTCTCCTGAACGACCGCCTGCTGCAGGTAATGTATTTGAACACGCAAATGAAGCTTGAGAATTTATAGTTAAAGCACTATCTAATCCTGTCGCTCCTGCAGGACCAAATAATGGATTCACTATTTTATTTATAGCCCCTGCTTGGACATTATGTGAAAGACCGCCACCATGTCTATATGTTATAGTTAAAGTAGTATTACCAGGAGCAAGTCCATATGCTTTTGTATTTAAAAAATTACTTGGGTCAAATGTTCTATCGATACTTGCTACACCATGCGGTAAACTTGAACCAACATTATCAGGATTAGGTATAATCTCTTCATCAGGACTATCACTATTACCTGCACCAAATCTTAATTCCATACGACCATCAGCTGTAATATAAGTAGTAAATCTTCGTGAAGTCTTTTTTAATTTTAGTAGATAAGGTGCGTTATCAGCAAACTGAGAATCTTGTGGACTTAAATCTGCTGTATTGTTAGATTCAATAAAAACCGTATCTTGTGCTAAAAAAGGAACTTCATACCAACTATTACCATCACTATCTACACAAGATATTATTTCAGTTATACCTGTTTGTGATAATCTTATGCTATCATATCTTTTAGCATTACCAAAAGCAAATTGTTCTGACTTTTGTACACCTGACCTACAACTAACTGATTTTGTTAATAAATAAGAAGAAGGTTGTCCTCCTGAACTTTCGTACACACTAATATTCATAGGAGAGGCACTTGAAGTATATTGAAAACTTACATCTTCAGTAGAAAAAAATTTAATACCTGAGGTAGATGAAAGTTCACTACCTGCTTTTAAAACTTGTCCATATCTTAAATCAGGTCTGTTAGCTGTACCTGAACCTATAGAGGGTACGGTTTGAAATACATCAACTTCTGCGTTAGCTGCAGATAGTATTCTTGGTTTATATCCCATAGCTTGTGCTATTTGATATACACTTTTAGTTTCTTCTGCATAAGCTAATAACGATTCTTTAAATTGGTTATCTATATAATAAGAAAGAACGTCACCAACATATGATGCCATTTCAATAAACATCATACCAGGTGATGCTTCATTAAAGTCATTATATGAATCAGGAAAATAAGTTTTAGCGTGTTCTATTAAAGCTTGTTTAAAAGAATTGAAATCTTTATTTAAATATTTAACTTCTTTTTGTTTAACGTGTTGAGGCATCTAATTCTCCTTAATAACTACCCTTCAGGGTCAATACCACTTTGTTCGTATGCGTAATTAAAATAAAATGTTTGTGCTATTATTTGATTATTAAAAGCAGAGCTAAAAGTTCCAACAAGTTTAAGAGAATTTCCTTCACTACTTGCAGTTAATTTTAAAAGCTTTACGTGATTTAACCATGTAGATAATGCTTCTCTAATAGCTTCTTCACATTTACTTTTTAAAATATTAGGCTCGTTTGGTTCAAAAATAAATTCGTGTATTCGACAACCAAAGTCAACATTACCTGGTCGTTCACCAATTTTAGTCATTATAAGATTTTTAATGTTATCTTGTATTTGGTCGTAGTATTTAGAATTTTGTTTAAAAAAGCCATACGATTCTCTATCATAGTTTAGAGGGAAACCTATTCCAAACTTTTTATCCGGGTCTAAATCTATTTCTTTTACACTCATTATTTTTTCAGATTCATTTTACTCATAAGTTCTCTATAATCTTTGGTGATTGCCTTTTGAACGTCAGGGTCAACTTGTTCAGGTGCTACTCCTGCTTTATGTGCTATTTCTGCAACGCCTTTATTTGACATACCGCCTCCATTTGGTTTCATATCACCATAGCCTAATAAATCAGCCATATCAGTTGTCGTAAAAGTTTTTCCACCCATTGTTGGATATTCTGATGTCTCAGTAGACTCTTGAATTGGCGTAGACCTTTTAGACTTAATTTCATTAATAAATATCTCGCCGAGTTGTTTTTTGACTTCTTCACTAACTAATCTGTTGATTATTTTTTTTAACTCATTTGCCTTCATTTTAACTCCTATATGTTAATATCCACCACCTGTACCACCGGTTATTGTTGTACCGGATGCTGTAGTAGTTCTTGTAATTGTTGTTGAGCCGGTGCCACCTTCAAGGTTTAAATCTTCAAGATTTTCACTTTCATTTATTAGTCCATCCAACTCATTTTGTAATTGTTCGTCTGTGTCTTTATCACTTGTTTTATTATCTTTACTACCTTTTATTTTTATAGCTAACAGAGCTATTAATACTGCAATAGCTAAACTTTTTAGTTCTTTTACTAACATACCAATAACAGGTATCTCTGCTTTTGCTACTGCTAATTCTTCTTTAACTTTTTCTACTATCTTCTCTTGAAGAACACCTGCAGCTGCTACAGGAGGAACTAATGCGGAACCAATCTTACCTGCATCTTTAGCTGCTTCAGCAATTTTTTTAGCAGTCTCTATTGCAATAATAGTATTTCTAACCGTTCTAACAAGTGGTGGTATTTTATCAGCAAAAGCTTTTAACTTTTCCATTCTTTCTATATCTCTATCAAGATTACGAGGAGTTCTTCCTTCATCTGCTTCTTTTTGCATTTTAGGAACCTCTTTATTCTTGTACTCTCTTACAGAATCGATAGGTGATTTTATTTTATCTATTATTGGTTGTGTTATTCCCATTATGTAGTAAATACCTTTTTACTTAAATCTTCATCTAATTTATTTTTTACAGATTTTATTTTATCATTAAGAATTTTTATGACCGGTGCTTGAGCTTCTCCTGTAATAGAACTTCCATCTTTATCTACAGCCATACCTCCTTCTGATAAATTTTTAAAATTCTCAACTACAAATTCTAATAACTCTAAAACATCTTCTATTGTTTCTTTGTAGTTTAATCCTCTTACAACCGGTTGTACTTTAGAGTTAGGTGTATCACCTGGGTCTCTTTGACTACCTAATGAAATACGACCTTCAGGAATTTCTTTATCTTCAAAAGGATACACTACTTCCGGTGTAGTTATAAATACATTCCTAAAAGAATTTATAAAAACGTTTCCTGAAGACAACATTGAAATATCGTGTCCTTTATTATCATTTAATCCTTTTGTATAAAACATTAGTGAATCTGAGGACATAAAAAGTTTTTCTTCTGCTCCAGGATGATTATCTCTAAAAGTTTGAAAAAGAACGTTTTCTTTGTATTTTCTATAATGTTTTTTCTTGGCTAAAATTAATTCAGATTCTAAATCTACTCCTGGTGGAGTTCTTTTTAACATATAGAAAGAACTACCATCTATGTTAGGATTATAAAATATAGGATAACTTCCGTCTTTTCGTATTTCACTTTCGAGTTTAGGAACTTCTGCATTAAAAGTATCGATGTCATCATCGTTTCTACTTCGCATAGAATTTGCGAGTCTAAAAGTAGCTTGACCTTTCATATCACTAAACATTAAACTATGTCCATATCTACCTTGAACAACTACGTCACCAGGAGTAATTTGAATAGGGTTTATACCAAAATTAGCTTTAAATGCTCGTGTACCTTTAGGTGTTACTTTTGCGTTATTTGCTAAAGAATCATAAATAGGTAAAGAATGACCATAAAATTGGTCATCTTTGTGATTAAAAATAGGAACAAATTCTTGGTCAGTTGGTACAGATAAAAAATGAAATGATGCAGGCTTCATTTCTTTTGTAGACTTATCTTTAAAATTTTGTACAGATATTACACTTTGACTATTACCTGGATTATTTTCAGCAACTACTTTTCCGTGTGGTATTAAAAAATTTCCAATCGAATTAGTAGATTCTCTTACAACTTTTTTAATAAAATGGTAAGCTCTATTATAGTTAAGAATACCACTATCGCCATAAGACTTATTAGTAGCCATTACTAACTCTCCGGAAACTTAGATTGTTTAGAATCTATTTCCTCACTTATTCTATCACTCTCTTCTTGTATCTCTGCGATAGAATCTGATAAGCCGGACATAAGTTGTTCTTTTTCAAGTTCACTTAGACCAAACTCATTGTCTGAACCTTTAGCTTCCGCAGAAGCGAGTTTTTGTACGATAGCCGCTACTTTAATTAACTGCTCATCATTCTTAACCGCTACATCAAGGTAGTCTTTTAAAATAGGAACAAGTGCTACAGCAGATGCTGTATCTGTAACAAACCGTAACAAGTCTTTCATTAAGACTTCGATTTGTTTTTTGTTTTCTTCCGAATTTGTATAGATATCTTTGAAGACATCCGACAAGGATTTGCCTTCAAAAACTTCATAAGAATCTGACATACGTATTTTCCTTAGTTAATAATAAATATATATTAACTAAGAAAGATACGATTTTTATGTGTTTATAAGAATACGGAGCCTGTAACGTTATGTTTAAATGCTATGCCTTTGTCTCTAAAGTCACGAATTAGTGCATTTTGTTTACGTTTCATAGCATTTATAACTCGTGTTATATGTTGAGTATTTGAACCACTCATCTCACGAATTAAAATATAAAGTGCTTTCTTATTGAAGTTTTCAATACTTTTATTGTTTTTCATAAGATATAATATAGCATCAACTACTGCTAAATCTTTTTTCTTTTTGAAAATACTCATAAAGTTATCTTCCCAATATTCATACATCTGAGTAAACACTTCACCTTTAAAAGATGATGTATCATCTAAATTCTTCTCTTCACTTGTGTTTCTGTTAAAGTCCATAACATCAAGTTGGTCGTGAATTTTACCCATCTTGTAATTCTTATTGTTGTTTAAGATTAGATAGTTTTTAGCAACTACAGAAAAGTAACTAAAAGCTTTACCTTTGTCTTGCTTATACTTGTGCATATTGATTACCATATTAGCTACAACTTCATCAATCACTTCTTCAGTAGGACCATCAAAATAATAAAACTTATAAGTGTGAATTAAGTTTTCTGCAATCTTTCTAATAGGTGCATAGATTCTTTCTGTAAAAAGTTTATCTCTTTCAGGGTCACCTGGCTCCATTGAGTTATACTGAACTATAGCATCTTCGGTTACTTGACCAAAATACATTTTACTTTTTTTTCTACGCTTCTTCGGCATCTTCTACTCCTGTGAATTTATCTAATTTGTTAATTGCTTCTTTTAATCTTCTAAAAGTGTCACCAACTTCATCATCTTTTTCAAACCATTCTTTATCGTCAATTTCTTGAATTTCTGTTTGTACTTGATTTAAATCTGTTGTCATTTCTTCAAACCAAGTTTCTAAAGTTTCTTGACGTTTAAGTTGAATAAGATTAGCGGTCACACTTGTAACTACTAATATTCCTAATATTCCTTCAATAATCATTTTTTATCTCCAAATAAATCATCAAATAATTGATTCTTGTAATCCTTATCTACTTTAGGTTTTTCTTTCTTTTCAACCTTCTTTACTTCTTCTTTAACTTCAATCGGTTCGTCTTTTTCAATACCTAAAATATCAGCATAAGGTATGTTAGCATCTTCACTAAACATATAACGTTCCATCTCATAACGAGTTGCAATCATATCTGCTTGATGTACTAACTGAGCAATATTTGTTTTTATCTTTTTAGATTCACCAAATCCCATCAAATATGCTTTGTTACCTTCTTCGTACATACCATCTGCAAGTCTTAATCCTAAATACTCTTGTTCAGAATATGTTACACCAAATTGACTTAACGTGTAAACTGCTCTATCAGTAACGGTCATATTGTGTAAGTTAGGATTGACTTCATACATTTTACCTTGATTGATTCTATGCCATTCAGACGGATTAGGTCTGTAGTACTCTTCATCAAGACTACCAAGTTTACCTAAGTCGTGGTGCATTGTACAGAACACTACAGAATCTAAATCGTATGATAGTTTAAAGCCAAACTCTTGATAAAGTTCAAATAATTTTTTACCTGCCTCAGTTATATTCATAACGTGGTCGATATATCCACCGGGCCACGAGTTATGAAAATAATCTGTAGATGAAGCAGGAGCTAACATCATACGTTCTTCAAAGTGGTCATACATTTTATTTAACTTTTCAGCACGTTCTTCTGTGTTGAAAGATTCAACGTGGTCACGAATGTACTGCATACGTTCTTGTAAGTCTTCTACTTTTAGTTTCATTTTATCTCCTTATCCAAAAAAGTTATTTTCTTTTACAACAAGACTTTTCTTTACATTAGAAATTTTGTTGTATAGTTTTTTATATCTATCAAACACTTTACGAGGATTATCTGATTTAACCATCTCATCGATAGACCTAAGAACTTGAGCTAAATCTTTAGGTATCATTTGTTCTAAATTATGTCTGATACCATATATTGATTGTTCAATCAATTCGATAGTATCTAAGAACAAATAAAAGTTATGTAGTCTCATTCTAAATTGTCCATCCCAATTCCAATCACAAACATCTCTCATATCAGCCCACTTCTCAATAAATCTATCGAAGTCATTTACACCAATTAGATTTTGTGTTTTTAGTTCATCTAACATCTGAGGCATCTCAGGAAGATGTTTTTCTCTTGGCATATTAAATGCTTCAAATCTAACATCTTTAAATGAGAAAGAAGTGTAATACAAACCAAACACAACTGCTCTGTCCGGAGTAGATGAATCAGTAGTAATTACTAAATCAGAACCAACGTCTTCAAGTGATTTCTGTAATTGTAATAACATAAAGAAATCTTGAATACGTGATGTACCTAAAATATGTAGATATTCATTTGATTTATTTTCGTGTTCTCTACCTTCTAATAAAGTACATACACTTGCCATAAATCTAAATACATCACCCGCAGTACCACCAATAGACCAACCTTGAAAGTCAAAGTCTTTTACAGCATTGTACCATTCTTGATATGTTTTATCATCTTCACCTTGTAATACATTTAAGAATTTAGTTTTACCTGATTGATTCTCATTAAAGTATTTAAAGTTTTCCATTGATATGTCAAAACATTCTCTAAACTTACCTGTGTATTTTAACCTAGGAGGAATATCAAGATTCATTGCAATATCAGAATTATTTTCTAACCACTCAAACACTTGAGTCTTCAACTCAGGTTTCCATTTGATAGCACCTGATGCTATTTGATAACCACCTGAGTCACCCATAATCAAATTAGTATCACGTTTGAATCCTAACTCATTATA